TCCTGTTGATGGTAAAGACGAATCTAGAAAGGTCGATTCCGATCCTTTGCCCGCTTTGTCGCATACTGGTCAAATCCTTCTCAGGGTTCAGACAGCGAGCGTCGCCCAAGCCGCGCAATCCCATTGACGCATAAAAAGAAAAACTGAAAAAGGTAGCCTAGTTTGTGCCCTGTAATTTTTTTACAAAACCTTCGGATCTAATATTGGCGTTGAGCAACCACTAAACGATTGTCATACGGGTTCTTGTCACTAGGAATAGACAAGAATCTAAATACCATGTTGGGGTATCGCACTTCCCAATCAAATATTTTGGCATTCCAACGATCCATGGTATAATCACAGACATCTTCAATAATGTACACACCTCCTACATTAAGCTTACGAAAACTGTTTTCGAAAAAGATCACATTGCATTCAAAAATATGCAGACCATCTTCGATAATAATGTCAAATCCTTCTTCGGCAAGACTCGGATTGTCCCACATCGTATTCACGGAACCAACATTGGCTTGATCACAATAAAAGGTTTCAATGCGGTCTTCCTTAAACAAAATATCTTGATCGATGTCCGCGCCAAAAATTTTGGCATTGGGGAAAAATTGTTTCCAACCACGCAGCGATGCGCCCGGTTTACCATCAGGTCCCATATTAGAACGAATATCCGGGTTAATAGATCCGATACCGAGTTCGAAAACGCGCAAAGGTTCGTAGCGAACCGGTGAAAATACGGCGCTGTAATAGCGTGTATAACTATGCCAAGTATTATTATCAGGATGTCCTTTGTCGCTGCCATAGTGACTCATAATGAAACATAAATCGGTGGGATTATCCGAAATTTTGGCAAAAATGTCCATTTGTTATTTTATTTGTTATTAATAACCACTCTTTTTTATATGGTATTTTTGGGTTTTTATTATTGGTTATTATGTGTTACGATGAACACATTTCACAAATTTCATCCTCCTCCTCTGTATCCGCATTGTTTACCTTCTCGGGTTCAATGGTGAACTGTTGCGCCTGATGCTTCGCCCTTCTTCGCAAATAATAAATGCCCGTCTTCAATCCCTTGGACCAAGAATAAAAATGCATGGAAGTGAGCGAATTGTAGTTGGGATCTTCTTGCCACAAATTCAAACTCTGGCTCTGACAAATGTATGCCCCGCGATCCGCGGCCATATCAATGAGCACACGCATGGGAATCTCCCACACGGTCTTGTATTTTTCGCGAATCGCTTCGGGAATAAGTTCAATGTGTTGAATGCTGCCGTTATTCGCAATGATACTATTTTTGATCTTTTCATTCCACATGTCAATCTTCAACAGATCATGCATCAAATATTTGTTGGTCAAAATGAATTCGCCAGCAATCGTGCGACGACTGTAGATATTGCTCGTGATTGGCTCAATACACTCATTGAATCCCAAAATTTGGGAAGTGGATGCAGTAGGCATCGGCGCAAGCAGGAGAGAATTACGCAATCCCACCTCGCGAATCTTTTGCTTGAGTGCCGTCCAATCGTACCGGGCAGTGGTAGGTTCCACATTCCACAAATCAAACTGTAAGATACCCTCACTTGCCGGGGAACCATCGAAAGTCTCGTACTTACCCTGTTCTTGGGCCAATTCACAAGAACGCTCGAGGGCGGCGTGGTAAATCGTCTCAAAAATATCACGATTCAGCTGTTTGGCATCCTCACTGACAAAGGGTAAATTCATCATCATAAATACATCGGCCAGACCCTGCACTCCAATACCAATAGGACGATGTCTCATGTTGCTCTTACGCGTCTTCTCCGTTGGATAATAATTGACATCAATAATACGATTCAAATTTTCGGTCACGGTCTTGGTAACCTCATGTAACTTAGCGTAATTCACGGTGGGCTTATCTGCGGTCATGTCTATGAAGGTGGGCAGAGCAATGCTGGCCAAATTACATACCGCCGTCTCATTTTCATCCGAGTACTCCGTGATCTCCGTACAGAGGTTACTGGATTTAATCACCCCCACATTCTTCTGATTGGATTTACGGTTCACCGCATCCTTGTAAAGAAGATAGGGCGTGCCCGTCTCCATTTGCGCGTCCAAAATCTGAAACCACAGATCGCGTGCGTTGATCGTGTTTCTTCCGGCATTCTCGGCTTCGTACTTGGTATAAAGTGCCACAAACTCGTCACCATACACATCCGACAATCCGGGGCATTCATCCGGACACATCAGGGTCCATTTGCCGTTCGTCTTGACGCGCTCCATAAAAAGATCGGGCACCCACAGGGCGTAAAAGAGATCGCGCGCCTTCAGCTCCTCATCGCCATGATTTTTACGCATTTGCAAAAACATCTCAATGTCGGCATGCCACGGCTCCAAGTAAATAGCGAAACTGCCATTTCTTTTTCCCCCGCCGTTGTGAACAATACCATTATGTAGCATATAATTATGTTCATGTTTCATTTGCAAATCATACAAAAATCCACTGTATGTAGTATCGCGAATTGTCTGAATACGAGATAACAAATAATCATTATAGCGCATAAACTTGAAAAATTGCTTTTCATTGTATTCTATTTCCATCAATTCGCATATGTCTTTGGTTTTGGGAATCCGTAAGCAGTAGCTGATTTTCTTATTTTCAATAACACCATTTACTGTATCATGTGATTCGCCAATACGATCACGAATGTAGCCACTTGTTAATACCCCCAATTTAAGACAAAGATATCTTACCGCTTCAATCAAATGATAGGATGTACTATCAAATACTAATTCATTTCCTTTACAACCATCAGTATCCAATAGTCCCTTAAGAATGAATTTGGATTTTTGAATTGGTAAATTCAACCATTTATGGTGAACGCGTTTTATACCATTTTCATCATATACATCTGCATGTCTGAATGGCAATATTAAGTTTTGATTCCAACGAATACGCGTGGTATTATCATTCGTCTGTATTTTATATTCCGTACATGTATTTTTAAAATATTCTTCCATAAAAACAGCTACATTTTTCTTGTTTGTTGTATGCATTGAAACATAACCGGATGCATCTGTTTTATTACTCATTGATCCATCGCCAAGAATAACGCCATATATATAACAGTCATTCTCCGAAATGGACGATACATCTTTTTCGTATTTTGGAATTGAATAGACAATCATGTCGGAAGTGGTCAATTCTTTCGCCTCGATCCACGCAAAATTGGTAATGTTTTTTTCCAGACGATTTTTAATAAGACTATAGTTTAGCCCCTTGGGTTGACCAGGTAAGACATACACCGGGTGTTCCGGAGTAATTAATAATGGAAAAATTGTGTGCATTGTTTCGATTTCTAATACCTCGCCATCATAATAATGTTCCAGTACATTTTCAATGACTTCTGAATTGCCAGTAAGATTGATAATTTCAGTTTCACCAATAATACACTGTTGAATCTGTTTAGGTCCTTGTGTAGTATAAATAATAGTCTCTGGATGAACACATTGATCAACATATTTGGCCGTATTGTTAAACACTCGCAACATGGGTACAATTCCGTTGGATGAACCGTTCGTACCGCGAATATGGCTACCGGAAGCCCTCACATTATGAATATGCAGACCAATACCCCCCGCCCACTTGGAAATTGAAGCGCAATCCTTCAGCGTGTTATATATACCATCAATACTGTCACTCTCCATGGAAAGCAGGAAACAGCTGCTGAGTTGCGGTCTAGGTGTACCCGCATTGAACAGCGTGGGCGTCGCGTGGGTAAAATATTTTTGTGACATGAGGTCATAAGTATTCTTGATCTTTTCCAGATTGTCTCCGTGGATGCCAATGGCCACGCGTAACCACATGTGTTGCGGGCGTTCGACGGTTTGCTTGTCAACTTTCATCAGATAAGCACGCTCCAGTGTCTTGAACCCAAAATAATCGATCAAAAAATCGCGCGAGTAATCACACAGCGCATCGAGCTCGTCACGGTGCTTCAAAACAATTTGATACAGTTCTTCACTTACCAAGGGAGAGGGCTTTTGGTGCTTGTCCAAATAATTATACATTTGGGTCATCACCAAAGAAAACGAACTGTCGGTATTTTTTTGATGGTTGGACACGATGATTCTTCCTGCCAAAATATTGTAATCCGGATGTACCGATGACATGGATGCACATTGTTCGGCACTCAATTCGTCAATTTTGACCGTTGAAATGGTATCATACAGTTGATCAATCACCTTCATTACCAGCGCCGTATAGTTAATTTTGATGTTTACTTCTTGTCCTGCAGTTTTGATTCGCTTGAGAATTTTATCAAACTCGATTGTCTCCAAATCACCATTACGCTTGGTAACACGCATTTCATTTTGCAGAGACATATTATTATTATATTAACTACAATAATATGTTTAAGTAAGTTTTAACAATTTCATTATCGGGAATCAAAAAATTAAAAGGTCGCGGGGAAAACCTTGTTACTTATACTAATATTCGCACGAGCCGTCGGAACATTGGCAGCACCGCCCCCGCGCACACGCGATAATGCATGACGCGTTACATTGTTGTCCTTGTCGCTTACAAACGACACTGGTTGATTGTTGACATTCGCCATGACTCGTCCCGATTGCTGAACACGGCGTCTCATCGCGGTCTGTGACGCGTCACGATTCCCCCCAATCCACTTTTTTTGGAGTGCAACTGCCGGTCCAATAATAACAACCTGTTGATTATTTAATCCTAAAGCGGTTCTTTCTATTTTAGCGTTTCCTGCCGCATTCGGGTTTGTGGCCGGATTGATGTAAGACTTTACAAACAATTTACGGTTCATTTCAAAAGATGCCGCTCCGTCACTCGTTAAATCTTTTATAGGCATCGCCATTTTTGCTTTTGATTGAGCATTATTAATGTCGTTCAATATAGGTCCATTCGTGAACACCATAGCTATCTATAAATATACCAAACATTAAATATTGTTTGAAGAATCTAATTTGATTAAACACACATTGGATCCAGAATTCACCGACACATTATGAATCACCTGAGTTTTATCGTCATTGTCCTTTTTTTCACTGTATATATTTGATATTGCCTGGGATGGTACGCGTTTTTTTGCTGCGCGATGTTCACAGCCAACTACCCGCTCAACTTCAACGATTTTCCAAGTCTCTTCTATCTTGGGAATGGCGGAATCAAACCATTTTTTATTTCTTTTAACCAAGATACACGAAAATTCGTCCAAATACCAGTAATCTGTAGAATACAGCGTGTGAGTTTCACGATATTGTGTTCGGTTAGCATCAATCCAGCCATCGACAGTATTCTTATCTAGAGGAACATCCAGCGGTATATATTCGTAGATTGGTTTGGATTGTTCCCCGATATTGTTAGTTTTATTAATAAAACACAAAATAACACCTTTATACTCTTGTGATTCGTCTTCATAAAATTCCGACTCGTTCGAATATTCCTTGAATCGCGTTTCAATAAAATCACACTCATTCAAATCACAGGTTTCCATTTGAATTTGCATCTGAATCCAATAATCCTCTTTGGGAATGCCCGTAATATCGCGATTATAAATATTTTTTACCTCGATCATGCGACCGTATCTTTCCGAATGCGAATCAACATTGATGCCATCTGGAGATGCTCCTAAAAAGGGGTAGTCTGGATGTTGGATACAGCCAAAATCTTCGACCCGAGTGTTGAAACGATTTTCATAAATTTTAATGGTTAAAGGTTCGTATATATTACCCCATTGACGCGCATTCTTAGTATAGTAGTTGATGTGGTGCAAAGAGAACGGTTTGCATTTCTCGTAAATAAAACTGTTCACTTGCGCAACCGACCCCAATATTTTATACGCACTACTTGCGGTAATCAAATTATGCCGATATTCATACCACTCGGTAGTTCGCTGTTTTGGCTGAAAATAATTTCGAATTTTTTCAATTTGCTCCGTGTACTTTACTACATCATCCGGTGTTACTGTATTTGTGGTACAAATATAACTTCGTTTCGGGTATTCGTCTTCAAATATCTCAAAGAAATCTTCCACTATACAATATATCATATCGTGAATTTCATCCGCGTCATCTTCACACACTAGACCGTATGCTAACCATTCTTCGAAAAATATTTCGAAAACCGCATCTACCAATTTTTCGTAAAAGGTCGGGTTCGAATATTTCAATATATTGTCGGAGATGATTTCTTCTATGGATTCGAAAACCGTCGCCTCTAAATCAACATATTCGTCTTCATCAATATCATTAAATGCGTTCATTAATATATTATTTTAATAATATATTAAAAATGTCTTTGTATTTTTTCATGCATTAATAATAATTATCTACAATCAATTTTTCGTGTATCAAACATTATCATTACTGCGTAGCGGTGTCAAAGATTTTAGTGTGGATACTCGTGTGGCGTCGGTTATTTTAAGAGTATAATTATGGCTGGCATGATTGAAATGTAAAGAAGGAATACCGGTAATCTCTCGGCTTTCCTTGTTGTATTGGACCTCTTTGGTCTTCTGCAGCTTGTTTTTTTCCAGACAGTCTTTGAAAAAGGCCTTCAATGTTTTGATGTCTTTTACGGGTAAATTGTTGTCTTTGCCATATTTCTCGGCATAACTATGCAATTTTTGCATTTTGATTGTTTTATCCAACTTGTTCCACGACTCTGTCTTATTGTGCTGTTTTTCTCTTTCCAAAATTGCATCAATATTCATGTTTACAGGTGGTTCTATTTCCGGGGAAACTTTTTGAGTGCGTAGCAACGCGGAGGGTTCGACATCTTCAGTGGTTTGCGAGCACTTTGACTTAGTTTTGCGCACGGGCTTTTTAGTTGCTTCTTCATTGGGGATTTTCGATTCAACGCTTGAAAACATATTTTAAGGTACTTGTCTTTATATTAGTTACGCAATTTCGTTTTATCTTGTTTTATTTTATATTTTATTAGATTAATGTCCGATATAAAAACTCTACAGATTCCTGTGACAACCACCAATAAAACGATTAAAACCGAAAAGATCAAAAAACCACGTGTTATTACCGAGGAGGATGCATGGGTTCTCGAGAAGGAGGATTATGATTCTTCACACCAGTACGATATATTATTCAATGAAAAGAAATCTGAGACGCACATTACCGTCCACAAAAAGGGGTACGAATATTATGATTACCTCCGTAAACTCGCCCAACAACAAATTCAGCAAAAAATCAACGGATATCACGCCCAGGATGTGGAAAAAGGGCTGTTAGATCCAACAGAATTTATCGATATGCCGACTGTCATGCAGTTGCTCAAAGAATCCAACATGTCGTGTATGTACTGTAAAGAGGGGGTGCAGGTTCTCTATCAATTGGTGAGAGAACCCAAGCAGTGGTCTCTGGATCGCATCGATAATGCGGCCGGCCATAACAAAAATAATGTTGTTATAGCATGTTTGAAGTGCAACCTGAAAAGGCGCTGCATATATCACGAAAAATTCGTGTTTACTAAAAATTTGAATATCGTAAAACAGGATTCTGGAGAACCGAGCTAATAACGGTTAAACCTTGGGTTCGCATTTGCCCGTTTTGCGGTTGCGTTTGCTACCCTTTCCACATTTCTTGCGCATCAATGAGCGGCAGTAGTGGTACTTTTTGCTGCGGCGCGTGCCGCGAGCGCAGCGAGAATAGGTCTTTTTGGTGATCGTCTTGGCCTGAGACATCGCATCCGCCATGGGGATCATTTCCATTGGCACATCCTTCTTCATTTGTATGATTATATATTATACAAATAAATTATTTATTTCTTGCTGCAGGTTCCCTTCTTCTTATTTCTGCGGGTACCCTTGCGGCAGGCCTTTTGGGTGGTGCGACAGTTCTTCTTGGCACGATGAGAGCCTTTGGGGCAACGCGCTTTTTTGGCGGTGGTCTTTTTGGGGGCCATTATATAATACACAAATAAAATTTGTTTTTGCAAGTATATAGAATTTTTTTTCTAAATATATCATCTTTGAAAATGGAGAACCTACACAAAAATATTGTTGAAAAACTAGATTTTTTCTACCAAAACAATCAAATACCTCATATTATCTTCTACGGCTCTTCCGGGAGTGGTAAAAAGACCCTTGTCTACAAATTCATTGGAAAAATATACGAAAACGACAAGCAAAAAATGAAAAACAATGTCATGTTTGTCAACTGTTCTCACGGCAAAGGCATCAAATTTATACGCGATGAACTGAAATTTTTCGCTAAAACCAATTTACAGTCCAATAATGGGGTAAAATTCAAATCAATTGTTCTCTTTAATGCAGATAGCCTGACGAACGATGCACAGTCCGCATTGCGAAGATGTATCGAGATCTTTAGTTATAATACGCGTTTCTTTATCATTGTGGAGAACAAACACAAATTATTGAACCCGATATTATCGCGATTTTGTGAGATCTACGTTCCAGAATACATTCCTGGTCCCTCAGATACTCTCAGTTCTCCCAAAATAGAGAACCTACATCAATATCATCTAAAGCAGAAATTCGATACCAGTGTACTAGAAGCGGATAAACAGAAATGGTTTGAGAATGTTTTTACTAAAGAAAAACTAGCATACGATCATAAACAGCTGTTGAATATATCCTCCGATATTTACGAAAAGGGTTATTCGTGCATTGATTTGATGCATTTTATGAATCGCTCTTCGCAATGGAGTGGTTTAGAAAAATCCAATATGATGCTGTGTTTTCACAAAATTAAATCGGAATTTCGCTGCGAAAAATTATTAATGTTCTACATGTTGGATTTCATTTATTTGCGAGAAGACAAGAATATCGAAAATATTTCATTTATTTAGACAAATCTTTGGAAATCCTTCAAAAGCAGGCCATTTTCCGGAGTTGGTCGTCGATTAGTTCAATTACTAAAAACAAAAGAATCCAAGTATATATAATGGATGATTTTGTCGTGTCAAATTTATACGAGAGTCGCAACGAATGGTGTGCGCGATTGGTCACCATTTTAACACCGCTGGTTTCAGAAGGTATTAAATCGATATTCAATGAATCCGTTAAAATTTGCAAAGATAATGACGAGATGAAAAAATATCTGATGACCTTTCAAAACCTGTTGGCCCAGGTTCCCAAATGGAACAGTGTGATTGTGGAAGACGAGCGAAAGCGTATCATTGAGCGCTCGGGCTGTAATTATCTCGAGGATCTTATTTCCTGTGTGCATATCATTCAACTCAAAGTATTGACATGCATTCGCGTCGGCAACAAACAGAAGAAGATCGACATCTCTATTCCAAAATTGGATAATTTTATCCACAAGGTTTACATCCATGTTGCGAGAAAGACCTACATGAATGTTTATTTGTTTGAACAAAATGTGGAACCCGGACAGAATAATGTTACGCCTCTACAAATTCAAAAGAACAACCGTGAATTCGAACAAATTGTCCAGGAATGCATTTTGATCACCGTGCGCGAGAGCATACCTACAGAAGATATCATTCGCGCATATATGGATGAATCTGTGGAGCAGGAGGAGGAGGTCCTCATTGAGAACATTACCGAACCGGTTGAAGAGGAACCCGTCGCACAAGACAAGAGTGCGGTAGTAGAAACTGCCAAGGAAAGCGAGAAAGAAGAGACTCCGATTGTTCCTTCCATTACCAACTTGGACGACGAACCGGTGGTTACTACACTGAAATTCAACGACTACGACAGTATTTTAGACAGCACTACCGGTAAAATAGAGGAAATTGAAGCGCCCAAGAACATTGATCGTCTAGAGGAGCTCAGCTCTTCGCGTGCCATACAGCGCCAGTTAGAAGAGGAGGACGACATGGACGAGCGAATTCAAATCCATACTGACAACATTGATTTGAACGATTTGGATATCATGGATATTGGGCGTGAATCCAAGCTTTCGGAAGATGTCATGTTAGACGACATTATCACCCTTTAATCTCTATTCTGGTCGTAAGCCCAGAATAGAGTCTAGAATCCGGGATTATCCGTGAAAATCTCCGGAGATTTGATAAATTCGGTTGCACCACCCGTGCCAAACGATTTACCAAGTGTATCAATAATTACTGTGCGAAATTGAAAGAAAATATAAACGCAGGCAAACGAGGATACCGCGACAATCATGGAATCCCTGACAACATGTTTGAGTGGTTTGATCTCCTTTTCGATATATTTCATTTCCAACAGTTTTACAATCAAAAACACCACCGAAATAGATATTGTCAATATGATAATGTTCTCCATTGTATACAAATTTGCTAAATTAATTATCGGTCCGTTTTACGCATTTATTCTATCATCCTTTTTTTGTCCAGAACGGTTTCTTTGGCAATATTCTTGATAATTTTGGGATAGAATTCGTCGCGCTTGCCTCCGGCCATCAAACTTTGCTGCAGTACAATGGATTTTTCGCCCATTTCCGTTTCTATATCATCATATTCCGGATTATCTTCTCTCCACTCGGTGAGTTGGCACATGTTTTTTCTGGTTATTTCTTGGATCCCCTTCTGTAAAACCTCCTTGCTGTTGTCCTTTTCCCATTGGTCCTCCTCTTTCACATAAATGGTCTCTCGCTTGACATCCGTACAATGAATGGGACGATTACTAATTTCCAGCTGTTTCAAGTTATCCACAATGATCTTGGTCATACCATCTACAAATCCCATTTTAACATTGTTCTCCAAATCATCGTAAGTAACTTGAATATTTTCGATGAATTCCGTAAAATTCAGAGCATTTTTGCACTTTTCGTTCAAGAATAAATTTAAATTCAGCTGACTGTTGTTTGTATTTCCAGAATTTGTATTGTACACTATTTTGGGTTCTTTGGACAGCTCAATGATCTGCTTCTGTAGCTCATTGTTTTGTTTCAACAGGTCTAGGATCAGGTTCTGATTAGGGGTTACAATATCATATGATGGGATTGGAGTCACTGCATTTTCTGCAGTGGGGTTTTTTGGTTTTAACATGCGATTTTTATGTTTTGCAGTCAAAATATGTTTATTATAATCAGATTTGTTACCAGTATAGTAGTCGCAAAATTCACAGTGATAGTTCATGGGGTTTTTTGTTGCGATTTTACCCCTTAAAATGCGATTTTTGTGTTTTGCAGTCAATTCATGCTTAGTATAATCCTTCTTGTTGCTCGTATGAAAGTCACAATTTTCACAATGAAAATTCATTGGGGTTTTTTTGCGATTTTTATACAATAATATGCGATAAAACCCCTAAATTGTTTTTGTTCAAACATTTTTTTTACAAAAATTTCGAAAATTTTATGCAGTCATTTTTTTTGTCTTTTTTTCATTTTCGCTGCATTATGCTCACAAACCACTTTTTTGAAAAGTCCCGGAAAAAAGTTCCCCAAGAAAATCGAAAATGGACATTTTTAAAATGTCCAAAATGAAAATTTTCAGGATACTTTTTCCAACAACTTTTTAAGGGGGTCCCTAGAATGGTTTTAATGGTGTTATTTTTAAGATATTTTATTAATAATCTTAGACGGATTATGCTGTTATACATAACAGGGTATTTTATCCAGGTTTATCACTCGGTCAAATTGGTATCTTTTCTTGGTGTCGTATTCGTACCGCTTGAAAGCTGGCAATTCCAACTGTTTTTCTGGGAGGTGGCCGTGGACGGTGCGAGCAATCATCTTGTAGAGTTTGAAATTGGGGTAGCGTTCCTCACCATTCTTCTTGTAGAGGATGTTCTTACCCAAGTCGTCTGTGCACCACATGGCAATGATGCGCTGGAACTGTGTCATGTCTTCCTCGGCAATCATATTGTCAATGTCCAACACAAAATCGAAAATAGAAGTGCCTAGGCGGCATAAATCGAAACTGTAGTTGGGAGGTATAATGGGTTTTTTATCGTCGTAAAAGGGTTCGAAGTTGTATTGGGTGGAAGCGTCACCTCCTGGTGCAAAGCTGTCGCTGCAAAACAGATGTCCATTGTATTTGTAAATACTGCGACCGAAATCGATGATTTTGAAAATACGACCGTAAGTGGGAACGCGATACATCACCTTTTTGTATCGGTAATAAAGATGAGTGGTTTTGGTCTGTCTATAAACAATATTATTGGTATGCAGATCATTGTGGGTGAAATGATAGGCCTTTTGGTAAGCAATCAGTGTCATTATGATTTGAAACAGGGCCGCCACCGATTCTTCGTCATTCAGTAGCCTGTTTTCAAAGAGGGCGTCCAGGGTGCCGTCACATTTTTCCAAACAGATCAATTGGATGGGAAAATTATGGATATAGGCAAACATGGCCGTGTCGGAAGTATCTGATTCCCCCTCCTCTTCTTCGGATTCTTCTTCTTCTTCGGAGTCGTCGTGGTCAGCATCACTGTTGGTATCAAAGTCGTGGTTCACTAAATCGTCCGAGTCGGTAGTACAACTTTCGTCGCTGTCGGAAGAATCGGAATCGTGCTGTTGCTTATCTACCGCAGATTTGTCAGTTTGATAGATCATTTCGGCCGCCAGTTCATTTGTGTTTGGGCCCGGGGCGCCGGTGGGCGTATCTATCGGAAGCGTTTGAATGGTAATAATTTCGCTATCTAAATCCAGCTGTGAGGATGAAATATTCAATTTGTGTTTGTTACCTCGAGAATTATAGTTCATAAATTGCATAGATTCCGTTTGGGTAACATCAAACAGTTTTTTAATATTATCGTTAAAAAAGGTCGAATTATTCAGATATTCGTAATCATCTTCAATATTGATTTTGAATTTTTCTTGAATACCCAAATAAGAGCCGTAGTAATCAATACCATTTACAAATCCATGAAAATTCAAAAGTTGACTGGAAAGATAACTAAAGAAACCGTCGGTATAGGCAGAATTATTCACCGAAAGCACCTTTTTGTTGCAGTTGGTTTCGTTGGAGTGAATGGTGGGTAGTTCGTAAAAAAACGGTTCATAATTTGCGTTTTGATATTTACCCACCATATATTTTGTGGGATCATACAGGGGTGAATATTTAATAAATACCGGGAGGCGTACGACCTTATTACAGGAGGAATCCAACACCTTTTCTAAATCGCGCATGTGAAAACGATGTTTCAAACTGATGGTGGAATAATTGTTCTCGGTCATTTCAAAAAACAGAGAGTAAATGGGCTGATATTTCTGTAATTTCTGAATTCGGAAAGGATTGTATTGATATCCTTCGTCTTCGGCAGTAGGACTAAACATTGTTTCTAAATGTTTCAAATCAATGGTGGGTACTTTACAATAATCAATGTTGATTTTACTCATGTGTGGTTTTGGCGAGTGCTTTTATATTCGGACGAAACATATTAATCGGGGTATTTTAACACATGGATACACAGAAATAATAATCATCTTTGAAAATTGTTTTGTTTTTGATACTTCTGCTCATTTTTGCTGCACATATTTTTTCAGCTTCGGCGGCTTTTGCGATTGTTTCCCAGGTACTTAGTAGTTCATTGGATTTAATCAATCGCTTTTCGACCTTTTTTCCGGTAGAAGATGTTGTTCTATGTCGTTCAATTTCAGATTTCAAAGACAATCCATAATAACCTTGACCGCCCCCGTTATTCGCCCAAATGGTGGTATATAATACATAGTTGGTATCTTTCAAATATTTTTTGAGTTCCTCCTTTTCTTCACCGGTGGGCGATAGTTTGATTTGTTCCTTCCATTTTTTGTATTCATTCAATAAATCTTCAAATAATACCTTTCCACTGGGTGAAAATATACAAGCATGAAAAATAAAATTTTGAGTATCACTAGAGGCAAGTAATTTATTGTATTTTAGTTCTTTTAGGGTGACACCTTGATATCCGTTGACGACTTGGGATTTATTTTGTGTTTTTAATCTGCAAGGTTTGAATCGTTTATCCATATAATCTTTTAACCTGTTGTACATTTCTTTGGATGCGGATTGCGTGACAATGCGGTATTGACCCATGATATCTACCGTGGATACTTCGACATCATCGCGCACAATACAATGCTCTTGAATATAGGTGTCAAACTTTTCGGTAAATTCATCCTTAGGTTGTTCAATGGATGGAAAAGTATTTTCAATAGGGTCGGTTTGGCATGCGAAATCCCTTGTGGAAATCTTTTCGGGAAGTTGGCTATCTACGATTACCAATTCATTTTCGTAGAGTTTCAAATTTTTACTGTAACGCTCAGAAGGATTGGTGATGCTATTTATTTTCAGCATATTTGCTACACGCAAAATAATAAGTTTGGCTTCTTCCACATCCAATTGAAATATTTCTCCAGAAATATTGAAATTCGCTAACAAACTATGAATAAAATGTTCTACCGTTCTTATGTTTTGATTCAATACTTCTACCACTAATTCTATTTTACCATTGTGATGCAACTGTTTGAAAGGTTTGATACGATTATTCACATTTTTTGTAAAACCAATTTTCAATTTGGGTGGATATATGTCTCTTTCATTGATGTTAAAAATATACATATAAGGGTAGTCCTCTTTTACCTGTAATAATTTGATATCTTCGGTAGCTTCGATAAGCTTATTTTTGAGTTGTTCTTTTTCATTTTCTACTTTTTGTAATTGTTGTTTTAATTCGTCCGATTCATCTTGAACTAATTGTTGTAACAATTCTTCCAGTTTTACAAAATATTCATGGATTTCGTCTGCTTTTTTAGTGGCAGATTTTATACAAAACATTTTGAATGTTTTAATATTTAACATAATTTGTTCACGATTATATCCACCTCTATTGTCATTTTTTTGCTCTCCAGTTCGGGAGAGCAAAACTTTATAGTCATTTTCAATAGTAAAATATTTTTCCAATGTTCTTTTAGAATGAGCCTTTTGGCTGAATCCTAACCATTGCCATACATTATCCAAATCAATCACAAAATCATTGGTTGGATGATAATTTAAATAACAATAAAACGAAGAAACGAACAATTGTTGTTGTGTATCTGTAAAAGTATCTTTTATTTTACTAATAAACCTGTTATTATAACTACCAGAAAGCTTGGTAATAGGGCTCGATTCGATCAAATTCACAATATTCAAAGAACAATCCATGATTTCTATATATTATTATTATACTCTTCCTCTTTATATTTATTTTTGCTTTTAATATTAAAAGCAAAAATAAATATCGAAGCAAAACCAAAAATTAATTGTACATTTTAGTAATCAAATTGCGACAAAATATCGATAAAATATTATAAATGAATAATATAGCATGTCATTGGAACTCAAAAAATTTAATATGCGGGACATTACATTTAAGCCTGACGAAAACAAGGGGCCGGTAATCGTTTTGATTGGTCGCCGTGATACTGGTAAATCTTATTTAGTAAAAGACCTCCTTTTTTATCATCAAGATATCCCCATTGGCACTGTAATATCAGGAACAGAAGCAGGAAACGGATTTTATACCAAGCATGTACCCAAACTTTTTATTCATCACGAGTATAATACCGTACTCATAGAGAACATTTTACGAAGACAGAAAACGGTCATGAAACAAATGAAGAAGGAAATGGAAACCTATAAGCGTACCCAGATTGATCCACGTGCCTTTGTGATTATGGATGACTGTCTGTATGACGACAAATGGACCCGCGATAAGATGATGCGGCTTCTCTTTATGAACGGAAGACATTGGAAGGTAATGTTGGTCATAACTATGCAGTACCCCCTAGGAATACCGCCGAACCTGCGTACCAACATCGATTATGTGTTTATCCTCAGAGAGAACTACATCACCAATCGTGAAAGAATCTGGAAAAATTATGCGAGTATGTTTCCCACTTTTGAATCTTTTTGTTCAGTGATGGATCAAACTACGGAGAACTACGAGTGTTTGGTGATCAACAATAATTCTAAATCGAATAAAATCAATGATCAGATTTTTTGGTACAAAGCAGAAAGTCACCCCGATTTCAAACTCGGTAACAAGGAGTTCTGGGAGATTTCCAAAAATATGGGTTCTGATGACGA